TTTCCAGCCTATTATACACTATTTCTGACGATTTGAGAAATTTCCTATAAAGCAAAAAAACCTCCCACAGGATTTTTCCCATGAGAGGTTTTGTAAATTCGTCCGAAATTGTATCGGCAATCGATTAACGCTTGCATAGTTCCGAACCCTTATTTTTCGCACTTTCCCGGCTCTTTGTTAGTTACCAGTTTGTTACGGACATTTTGTGATGTGTCTCCGTGTTGCCTAAACACTGTCTTTCAATTATTGAGAATCCGTCATGATTCCTCCTCTCCTTACAACGATTTGAGGTATTCAACAAACTTTTCAGCACACTCTATTGAACACACTGGGTTGTTGCATCCTCTTTTCTCTGAATCACCTTTGTACCAAACTGTGAACGGTTGCATCTTCAATCCCTCTTGTCTCTTTCCGCACATTGTACAATCACAGTTCCCCGTCTTTGTTTTCCTTATCTCGATTTTCATTTTCGTTTTTACCTCGCAAAATCTTCTCGACAATCAGTTTTTCGATGTATGTTGGACATTGCCTCTCTCGGTTTTCCCATCCGCAAAGTGTTCTGTATGGGATTTCTAGCCAGTCGGAGACTTCTTTCCTTGACATTTTCATCTCTTTTCTTGCGTCCTCAATATTCATATTTTCACCATTTCCTTGACTTGTTCTTTTTTCCCTGCTATGATTTTTATAAATCACTTGGGGAGACTAGCAGGATTGTCAAGGATGTCTCCCCTTGCGGTTGCCCTTATTCTTTTATGTACTATTTAATCAATTCTGTTAGATATTCAATCAACTCCTCTTTCGGTGTATCTTTCTTAATCAATGCGATTATCATTTTGATTATTCCTCTGAACTGGTCGTTTGTCATTGTGTTGTTCTCCATTCTGTTTCTCCTTTCCTGCTGTTCCCTTGCTACAATTATATTATATGCTCATTGAGCATATTTGTCAATACTTTTTATGCTCATTGAGCAACTTTTATAAATCAAAAAGGCAACGGGTATCAATCCGCTGCCTTTCTTTTTATCTCATATTCTTTTTATAACTGCTCGAACTGCACATGTTCAGATGCTCCCGACAAATACAAGTCGTCGATTGTTCTGACCATCTTCTTTCCGTCGATTGTGTGAATCTCTTTCACATAGTATGACTGACCTCTTGTTGCACGACCGCAGATGTTGTCATTTCCCCATGCTGCTGACCGACGGAGATTGAGTGCTCCATCGCACACAACAGTCACTTTCATTGTACCCTGTGGAATGATGACCTCGCCCTCGTCCTGCTGCCCGTTGTCTGAATCATTTTCCTGTCCATTCTGACCGTTTTCCGGTGTAGGTGGTGTATTTCCTCCACCGTTCCCGTTTTCGCCCTCTGTGGACGCTCCTGCGTTGTCTCCGGACTGTTCTGTTCCGTTTCCTGTTACTGCTGCCACTGTCGTATGGTCAACCGTTCCGACCTGCTGCCCGTTTTCATTGTATGCGTTCACCGAACCATCCGGATTTGTATTGAGTGCTCCGTCCGGTACATTTCCAGTGAGCGACCCGATAACCTGTCCGTTTTCATCCCAAACCACAAGGCTCTCGTCCTTTGCTGCTGCCTCAAGTGCTCCCTTGATTGTCTTGTACTCCTTTGATTCCTCTTTCTTGAACTCTGTTCCTTTTCCGAGATAATATCTCATGATTTTTCCTCCCTTATTTTCTCAAATATTTGCTAGATGCGTAACCGACAACACCTTTGTACACCACATACAACCATTTCACTCCGTTGTTGTCATTATAATAACCGTAACACTGTACGCACTCACCGTTTTTCATCTCTGCGATGATTTCTTTATCTTTTCCTGCTCCTGCTCTCAAGTTCAACGCTGACTCTGTCACTTTGTATTTTCCTGCAAGGCTCTTGTCGAATCCTCTTGCTGTGTCCAGTTTTACATTGTTCTTGATTGTTACCGTCTGTGATGCTGCTGCACTTGATGTCTTTGCTCCATCCGTGAGGTTTGTCGCTACATGAGCACCGTCATTCAAAAGAATGTCTCCCTCAAGCAAATACGCATCCGATGTCAGATATTTGGAATCTGTCAGTACCTCGAAACCTGCTGCCTTGAGTGCTGCTCGCAGGTTTCCGGTATAGCATGATGTGCTCACGCTTTTCAACTTCTGATTGTTCAGCCTATATCCTGCACCCTTTACGATTGCAGCGACACCGGAGGAACAATCTGCCTCGCATTGTACTGTGATTTGAGCAGGGTCATAATTTGAATCTGCAAGGTTCGTCCAAAATGTTCCCCTCTGCGATTTGTCATATCCAACCATATTGTTGACTGCTGCTGCCTTTGCCATCTGTGCAATGAGTTTTCTCACTCCTGCATCCGGATGACGGAGAACGCATTTCCACGGTCTCTTGTACCAGTTTATGACCTGCCATTCTGTTCCTGTTTGATCTCCGGCTTTTCCTCCGGAATATTTTCCTCTTTCATCATGTCCACAATTTGAAATCATTCGCTTGCCTCCTCTCCGACAACAAGTTTCTGAACCTCCTTGTTGTCGCTCAACATGGTTTTCATCTTCTCCAGTGCCTCGTCAACCATCATGCTGAACATCTCGAATGTGATGACCTTTGCAAGCCATCCAAAACGCTGCACGAACATGTCATATACATACCGGAGTTTGAGTTTGCCTGTTCCTGCTCCCAGTTCCTTTTCTGCTACCGTGACCGCATAAAGCAACCACTCACGCACCTTGTTGAGTTGTCTGTCGCTCGGCATTTTTACAAATGTGTAAATTGTGAACCCTGCACTTGCTCCCAGTGCAATCATTGCCACGATAACAAACCAGTTTTCCGTCACGAATTTCATTATCCTTTTACCTCCTCATTCCGTTCCGGCTCGTTCTCGTGTTTTTTATCTGTCTTTGCTCTTGTTGCTGTTTTTCCGATTTTAATGAGTGCCATCGCCCCTCCCTCGACTGATAAGAACTGAAACACATTCTCTGTCAGTGTTGAGGGTTCTGACCCTACTCTCGTGAACAATATCAATACCACGACTGTGTATATCAATGCTGCAAGAATCATACAGATAACAACACGATTCATGAATCTGCCGGAGACTTTGTTGTTGGCTTTCGCTTTGCGTTCCTCAATCCGGTACATCCTTTTGAGATGTCGGATGTGGACGCTCCGCTCTTTCCTTGTTTCTCTCCTATTCATTTGTTGCCTCCTATAATGTGCGTTGATTCTTGCCTGTGACCGCCCTCCTGTTATTGGTCGGCTTTGTTTGCACCCTGTCCGTCCAGTCTCTTGTGATAAGATTTCAATGATGCCTCTACAAGTAACACCCTGTCATGCAAATCCTGCACCTCTGCTCGTGTCTCTTTATAGTCACGCTTGATGTCACGGATGTCGTCTGCGATGTTCTCAAGTTTTGTCATCATGAGTGTGTTCGCTGTTGCTCTTTCCTCTGTGTCCTGCTCGATGTCTTTTCGGTCATTTCTCTTCTTGTTTGAGATTCCGAAAAAGATTGCGAACGCAATGGACACTCCTGAAAGCAACAAAGAGAGTTCAATCGTCACTCGGCAACTCCTTTCCGAACGCTTGGACATCGTCGGTGTCGCAGAATCGCCTTGTGTGATATTCGATGACATCAAGTTCCCTGTCGGTCTCTTTTATCATCGCTCGGAGTTCCTCTTTGACCTCCTCCTCAATCTTTGAGCGTTCAATCATTTCTTGTTGTTTCTTCACGATGTTGGCAAGGTCATTCGTGACCTCGCACAATCGTGATATTATTTCAAGCGGACTCATTCGTCTCTGCCTCACCCTCGATGAACTTCTCTCCGGTGATGTTCATATTCGTCCGTTGAAATTTTCCCACTTGTCACACGCTCGGCAATCGCCTCTTTTGTAACTTTCTTACGGTCGTATAATCTTTTCATGCTTTCAATTAACATTCTCATTAGATTGCACCCTCCTCCATCAACTGCTGTGTGTACTCGTCAATGACCGCCTCTTTCTGAAATTCTGTCACGGATGCGATGATTCCGGATGTGTTGTCTGATACAATCTCGCTCATGAGCATCATTGTCTGATACTCTGCAAGTGTCAGTTCACGCTCCTCACGCTCCCATCCTGTCACCTTGTTCCCGTTTTCCTCGGTCTTGGTGACTTTCTTGACATTCCGTCTCTGATAGACTGTTGACGGTGACTGTGTCGTGTCGAACTCCTCCGGCATTGCTGCCTCTGTTCCGAACACCTTTCTCCATTCTTTCATGTCTTTGCTGCTCCTTTCGTCTTGAATTTTTACTCACTATTTTCTTGAGTTTCTTAATATTTGCATACGGTTTGATTCTCTCCTCATACATTGCGTATGTGTCAGTGTGGGTCACATAACCCATATATGACAATATTGCGGTTGCATCATACCATGTGATTCTATTTTTCTTGCTGATGCGATTCACTTTTCTTGTGCAACTCAACATGATTGATTCTCGGAGGATGGTCTTGTCTCTCCAAAACTCGAACCCCATGAAATCAAGTGGTCGCCCTTTTCGCTTTTTGGTTTTCCGGTCGAAATAATCAAATCGGCACACCTGCCAGTTGCCTTTCATCTGCAAATTGAATCGTTCTCTCAAGTATGTGTCAATACTCTGCTGCATCCGGTGCAGTTCTTTCTTGTTCTTTCCGAAAATGACCATGTCGTCCATATACCGGATATAGTGAACCGCTTTCAGTTCCTCCTTGATGTAATGGTCGAGAGGCTGCAACATGAAATTCGCTAACCACTGCGATGTATAATATCCCAGTGGCAACCCCTGCTCGCTCCCGTCGATTATGAGGTGCAGAATGTGCAACATCTTTTTGTCTCGGATTTTCTTTGCAAGCCACTCTTTCAAGACATCATGGTCAACACTCTCGAAAAAGTGTCGAATGTCCATCTTGAGGATATACTTGCAATTTCTTTCGTCTGTCCTTATCCACTTTTCAATGTATTTCTTCCCGTAATGAGCACCCCTGTTCGGAACACTCCCACATGAGAACTCATACATCCCCTGCATGAAAATGTCATAACAGGCTGACACAACGATGTGATGCACCACTTGCTCGTAATTGTATCGAGGTTTCTCGATTTGCCTCTGCTTGCGGTTCGTTCCCTCGTTGATTGTCACTTTCCCGTGTTTGGTCGGTTTCCATGCTTTCTTCGGATTCGGTACATCGAACCCCTCCGGTGCTGTGTTTAATAACTGCTCAATGACAGTCTCAACATGCCTCTGAATGTTCTCCGGCTGCAATATCACCGCAACATCCGGACGCTGTGTCTTGCCCTTTGCTGCAATGTGAAATTTTTGCTCGACATTACCATGTTCTAACATGGGTTTATACAGGTTATTGACGGATTTGTTTCCCATTTGTCTCTTATCACCTCAAGGTCTTTCTGATAATCTTACTTGACCCTGCCTGCATCGGTATGATTTCCACTGGTTAGATGTATTTCAACATCCTGCGGTGTAGGAAAACAGTGTGCTTTTGGTTATACGCTCCGTCATATTGATAAGATAGGCTCGCCACGATGTTCGTGTTCACGTTCGTCGCAGGGTTGTTCACATTCCAGTACGACAAACCGCACTTCGACCCGTTGCCACGGTTGCCACCGAACAGGGCAAGACACGCACACTGAATCCCCTCTCATGTCAAGGTTCATCGTTTTGTTATCGTCGCAGATTCTATCATAAAATTTTTGTGTTGTGTCGATTCTTTGGTTTCTTTCCATCATCGTGGAAAATTCCCTCTCGTCTTACTTACTCGGAGGGAGTTCCCTCCGAACCTCCCTTTGCGGATGGGGAAACCCCCTCCGTGCCTCCCCCTGCTGCTTACGCAGCAACAGGCGGTTTGCAAGAGAGGCTCGCCACGAAGTACGTGCTCACGTACGTCGCAGGGTTGGACACAGCCCAGAACGACAAACCGCACTTCGACCCGGAGCCACGGTTGCCACCGAACAGGGCAACTGCTGTGATTGCACTATTGAACCAACAACCGTCACACTCGTATGTCGTCTCACTTCCGGAAACAACAGTCGGCAATCTTCCGATGTCGCTCGCCATTTCCATCTTTGAGATATATCCTCCGGATGTTCCTGTCACTGTCATTCCTGTGTTGATGTAGTCAGTTCCCTCGGAATTGTATGGAGGAACAGGTTTTACATAATATATTCCGTTGATAAGCAAGAGACCTCTCAATCGTTTCCAGTAGTTTCCGAAAAAGTTCTCACAATGGAACACCTTGACCGCTGCTGCTGTTCCTGTCGAACCGAAAAACTGTCCTTTCCCGTTGAGTGTTCCTGTCTGCAAGAAATTGTCTGCTGTGCAGCATCCCATTCCGAACTTTGTCTGTGAGTTCGTATTGCACGAAATCAATGTACACATTTCATACATGAGAGTGATTTCAGAAAATGAGATTTTATCCCATCTTTCCCCGTTCTGCTGTGCTGCTGTGGTCTCCTGTGCATCTGTCTGTGATGCTGTCGGTGTCTGACCGGATAATGAACGCATACGATTATTGATGACTGCTCCCTCAAACATAGGGAAATATGTCACGGGCAGGATGTTTCCATCTGCGTCTGTGTGTGCATATGCCTTGTATGTGTCATCGTACTGCTTCTCGCAGAATACAATGAAATCATAATTGTTCTGTGACCATCTCTTGACCCAAATCAGAGGGATTTCAGACATCGCATTTCCTCCGTATGATGTGTTTGCAACATCTGACGCTCCTCCTGCTTTCTTGAGTGCGTAGTTGTCCGGATTGAGTTCATAGTCCACCGTTCCGTCTGTTCTTAACATAACCGGACGATTGTTTTTGACGAACCACACATCTCCCCAGTCTCCATAATCGAAACCGCCACCGCTGAAATTCATTCCGGCAGGTGTCATCCCGACCGCATCAAGAATATATTTGACACGAGTTGCCGGATTGCTGTCCAGTCTGTTGATTCTCATTCCGTATCGCTTTGGTTTTTCCTTTGCTTCTGCGATGATTTTCTGTGTGTTGGCAAGAATCTCCTGCGATGTTGATTCTTTTGCCATGAATATTCTTTCACCTGCTGCCATTATTTACTTACCTCCTCTGTGATTTCCTCAAAATATAGTGTTCCGTTCGAGATTCCCATTCGATACTTGATGTCAGTTGTGTCGTCTCGCAGTTCGACGGTCGTCGCAAGTGCTTTCATTTCTGTAAGCAACTCCGTTCCTTTCTCCACCAGCTCGTTATAGTATTTCTCTGAATCTTCATCCATTCCGGTCTTGATTTCTCTGACCTCCTCGATGTCGAAACTCACGGGCAAATCCATGAACTCTGTTGCACCATTTCCCACTCGGATGATTCTGTGACCTTCTGATGTAATCTCAAGACCCAGTTCTCCGTCGTCAAGAACTCTCTTGCTCTCTGTCCATTCCGCTGTCGTGCCTTTTTTTATAGTGATTGTTGCTGTTGCCATTCTTTCTCACCTCTCTCTTTTAGATTGTGTGCGTTGTTCCTGCTTTGTACTTGTCGTAGTCGGTCGTGAATGGTGTTCCTCCTTTTACAAGTAGCATGTCAGTGGATGTCGGTGTTCCTCCGTCCACATTGATGTTAATGTCTGTCTCCAGTTCACGGATTCTCTCATAATAGTCCTTGACTGCTGCCAGTATCGCATCAAGACCGGACTGACTGACAATGATTTTCTGTGCCTCCTGTGTCGCTTGCAGACACTCCTCTGTCTGTCTTATTGCCTCCTCGATTCTCTCTGCACATTTCTCAATGATTTTCGCTGTCGAATCTTCTCTCCTGCTTTCCTTGATTTCTCTCGCCTTTTCTGCGACCTCTCGTGCGTTCTCTGCTGCCCTGCGGAGTGCCTCTGCTGCCTCAATCTCATTCTGTGTGTCCTGTGCAATCTGCAAAGCCTCTCTCGCTGCGTGAATTGAGTTCTCAAGCCTTGTGTACTCACTTGAGTGTACAATCTCATTCTCGTCTCTCTGTGATGGAAAAATCTCCATCTCAAAGGTGGCACTTGTCAGCAACGCACCGTTTTGATACAACTGAACCTCGCAAAATGCTGTTCCGTGAACCTGCAACATTCCTCTTGTCAACGGAATCAAAGCCTCGTTTCCGGACTTCTCACCGTCGTTGTGAACATGTGTCTTGTCCGGCTTTGTCATGTTGACGATGACCTCTGCATTGTCGGGAATCTCGTACACCACACCGTCTCTTGTGAGCGTCACTGCAATGTATCTCGTTCCCATGTCCATCTGTTTGGCTGCAACTGCAAAATGCTGTGTATCGCCATACAAATCGACTTTGATATGTCGTATAATTTCCATTTGTCCTCACCTCCTCACGACAATTCCTGCTCTGTTTTCTGAATCTCCTCGAAAGAAAGTCTTGTGTTTGCAAGTTCAACTTTGTTCTTTTCTTTCGTTTGAGGATATTCGTAGAATTTCACAATCCTGTGGCTTTCTCTAATTCCTGTTGACTTGGAAATCAAAAGCACTGTGTCTCCCAGTCCTATTGTGAACACTTCCTTGTAGTCCTCTGACTGCTCTGCTAGGTTTATAACATCCGCTGTGTATGACCTGTATGGTTTTGAGAGTTCCTCCAGTTTCGCCTCTGCGTCCTCCTGCAATGATTCCACTGTGGTGTATCTTTCATCTTTCCATGTCATCGTTTTCACTTTCTTGGAATACTGATGGTTTTCAACATAGTTCTTTCCGTCAATGTTCAACATGAGATTGTCTTTCCCTACTGGAATGAGCCTCGTGCAGAAATCATATGTGTTCGACTGAATCTGCAATCTCTTGAGATTCAGACGCTCGATGAAATATGCTCCTCTGTCCTCTCCGAACTTCTCATATATCGCAATTCCTTTGTTGATGCTGTCAAATACAATCTCGCATCTGTATATTGTGATGACCTGCTGCACAACTTCCCATCCGGAACAGTTCTGCTCAATGCGGACAGTTCTTTTCTTTGTCACATCGCATCTTGTAACATTCCACCCTGTTCCCTCGACTGCTACCCTGCAACATTCCTCTGCGGTCTTTTCAACTGTCTCGAATCCTGTCGGGAACTGTTTTCCCTCCATCTCCTCAACATTTAGCGTTCCGGTGCATTTGAACCAGTCTCCATCCGGTTCGACCTGCTTGATAACAAATTCATCCTTGTCGGTTCTGATGTATGCCTCCTCTTTGATTTGTTTTGCATACCTATTTGTTTTCCGGAAATTGAATGTGATTTCCTTGTCTCCAGTCTTTAGAGTGCTTTCGATGCAGATTGATTTTATTCCATGCAGCACACACACTTTTTCGTGCATATCGTTGTATAGTTCCATCTCTGCACCTCCTACAACCACATAGGTTTGTATTGAATCGTTACGATTGCATTTTTGTCCGAAAAAATGAGGTGATGTTCTTTGTCCTTTCCGGTTTTCAGATACGGAAATTCAAACATTTCCACATCCTTGAACTTGTTTTCTCCGTCCATTGTTACGAATCCAGTCTCTCCATCAATCACGACCGTCGCACCTCTCGGAATTGTCTTGATTGTTATTTCATCCGAAAGACCGTTGATTTTCATTGTCTCGATGTATTCCAGTGCTGTGATTGATAATCTGCACGGTGTCCATCTGTTTCCTTGTGCCTCGAAAATCATTTCATTTTGTTCCTGCCATGATATTGTCACCTCGTCGCTGAACCAGTACCCAGTGAACTGGAATGATGACTTGTACCTCCCTTTTGAGATTGTCTTTTCCGGTGTGTTCGCTGTCATAAATCCCTTGAACTTTCTCCGATACCCGTCAAGTGTCAAAACAACACCTTTTTGCAGGAGTGCATTGAAATCACTAATATGCGTCATGACTTCGTCTCTGTCGTTTCCTCTGAAAAGCACCTCCACCGTGATTCCGGACAGTGGGGTGTATGTCTCTGATTCCGACGGAATCAAAGCACCCTCGAACATGTCCACTGTCACGGTTGTTTGAGGAGGTGTGAACTCAACTGACAACTGTTTTGCATCAAATTCTCGGATGTTTGTGTCATCTATTTTCATTCTTTACCTCCTCTTTTTGTGTGCAATCGCTAGATTGTCACTCACCTTGTCAGTTGTCACATTTGCGACCTCCTCACTGTCGATGTATGTGTGTACCTCCACGATTGCATTTACATTCTGATTGATTGCTTGCATCTTTTTATTAAGCATTTCATTGAGTTTCGTGTAAAACTCTGAAAGTGGCAAGATTGCCTCTGCACCTGCCTCTCCTCCGACCATCAATCTCGCACCGTTCACTCCGAACACTGTCGGATTTGTCATGATACCTCCTGTTTTGTACCATTCCACGCTGAAAGACGGAACAGACGGAGGATTCAGACTAAACGAACCGGATATTGAAAAATGAGGCATTTTCAAGTGTGGCAACGACCACTCAAAATTAAAAAATCCTTTTATTTTGTCGATTGCACTTGAAACCGCACTCTTTGCCGATTCCATTTTTTCGCTGAACTTTGCTCGTATATTCTCCATGACCGTTCCGACCGTAGAGAGTGCAGAGTCCAATTTTGTTGAGAACGCTGACTTGATGCTGTCCAGTTTTCCGCCTGTCAATGTATTGGCTGTGGTCATGAGTGAGTTCATCGTGTCCTTTATGCCCGTGAATGTGGCTGAAACGATTCCTTTCATTCCACCGCCTTTTTCGTTGTAGGCAGATTTCATGTTCTCCAGTTTTTGAGAAACATTCCCTCTCGCTGTTTCCATGAGAGTTGTCGCAGTGTCCTTGATGCTCGTGAATCTTGTTGACCATCCGGACTTGATGCTTTCGACTTTTGACTGAAAATTGCTTTTCAATGTCTCCAGTTTTGAGGATGCGTTCGTGTTCCACTCCTGCATCTTTGTGGAGATAGACGATTTCATGTTCTGCCATCCGTCCGACACTTTCTGCTTGATTTCATTTGTTTTTGAATTGAACTGTTCCTTGATAGAGGATAGTTTTCCTCCTGACAATTTATCAACGAAAGAGAATCCTGCTGTGTAATATCCTTTGATTCCCTCCCATCCGGCTGCAACTACTCCTTTGATTCCTCCACCGTTCTCCTCGTATGCAGTTTTCATGTTTCCCAGTTTTTCCTTTGCGGTGTCTACTGCTGCCCCCATGAACTTCGATGCTGCATTTTTTACCGCAGAGAATGTCTTTGTCGCTGCCTGTCCGATTGGACTGTTTGCAACTGAATCTTTTATCTCGTTCACCTTATTCGTGACCGCCTCTTTTGCTTTTGAGAACGCTCCCGTTATGGTTTCCTTGATTGCATTGAATTTTTCTTTGATGTTCGTCCACAATGCCGACAACTTTTCCTTGACGACATCCCAGTTTTTATATAATGCGACACCTGCTGCAATCAGTCCGGCAATGAGTGTCACAATCAAGATGATAGGACATAGGTTCATTACTGCATTGAGTGCTCCCTGTGCCACCGTCATCGCTCCTGTCGTTGCTGTCGCTGCGGTTGTTGCTGCTGCATGTGCTCCCT